GCCTTGCTAAATACTCTTTCATAGTTTCACTCCACCCTCTGTTGGGCTATTAAGTTTTACGACAACGTGTTTTTGTTCAGATGAATCGCCACCTGGAACGCCTTGAGGTTTTTTGCCCAACGCGGCTTTGTGTTCCTCAAATGCTTTTGAAAATTCTGTTTCTGATTCACGGTTACAAGGGATAGTCACTAATGAAAGCTCGTACCATTCCCATGAGTTGAACTGGATGCCACCACCTTTGATCATTTCCGCCTCATCCCAATTCGGGATAAAACCAACCGACAAGCCTTTAACCAAACCATATTTCAATGACTGATAGGCCTTATCAACTTCGCGCTTCAGGTCGCCTTCTTCCTCGATTTCAGGAATATGAATTTCGACCTCAATGCCATTTGCAGTAACTTTTGCGCTTGTCACATGGCCAATAGCTGAACGTGGGTCATGATGGAAAAGTAAAGGCATAGGCAGATCGAAATCCGCACCTTTTGGCACCATCACATCTTTGGCACGATCTTGGTTTGGTGTACTTGCGATCCCCTTAAAGGTTCGCTTTTGCTCATCAAGGCTCTTAATTTCGACAGAGCCAAAGGTTTTATGTAGAGCAGACATAAGGCTCTCCCAATAAAAAAAGCCCGCTTAATGCGAGCTTTGGAAAGTGAATAAATTAAACGAAGTAGATGTTGTATTCTTTTTCGGCCTGTTCTGGATTCATACTCATCAAGGCCACCGCGTTAAACGTGGCAATCAATGGGTCGATCTTCCCGACACCCGATTCCTGTTTGCTGATCATCATGCCGTTTCCTTTTACTGCAGCGTGCCGAG